TTTATATACACCATCAACTACTTTGGAATCAACTGCCGTTAAAGATTAGGTAAAGATAACGATTAATAACGATTTTATGGCAAAGTTTGAGAAAGGTAATAAGATAGCAACGGGTAGACCCAAAGGTGTTCCCAATAAAACAACGCAAGAGATTAAAGAAATCATTACGCGTATAGTTGGTAATCAATTAGAACATATCGAAAAGGATTTAGATAAGATAAGGAAGACAGACCCTGCAGAAGCAATGAGGTTATCTTCAAAGTTTATTGAGTATGTTCTACCAAAACAAACCCGTATGGATTTGATTGGTGAGATTAACCATAAGGTAGAGAAGGTTGTAATAGAAATAAAAACGAATGAGCAAAGAAATCAACATCCAAACAACAATAACGTTTCAGCATCTGCAGGAGAGTAAAACTCGTGTAGTACAATGTGTTGGTGGGTCCAGGTCCGGGAAATCATTTGGTATTGCTCAATGGTTAATAGTGCAAGGGATAGAAAGGAAAACGGATATCTCCATAGTAAGAAAAACAATCCCCTCCCTTAAAAGAACTAACATACGCGATTTCAAAGAGATTATGCAATCCATTGGTATGTGGGTAGAAGAGTACTGGAACTCTACTGACAGGGTTTATCGTATGGAGAATGGTTCTACCTTCTCTTTCATAAATACAGATGACCCTGATAAGTTAAGAGGGTTTAAGAGTGGTATCCTATGGTTAGATGAAGCAACTGAGGTAGAGGAGATGTCATATATGCAATTATCTATTAGAACTTCAGGTAAGATAATCCTAAGTTTCAATCCTACTTGTTCTCCTTATCATTGGTTACGCAAGATGGAAGGGATAGAGATTTACAATACTACCTATAAGGATAACCCCTGGTTAGAAACTGAATTGATTAGAGGTATTGAAGAACTGCAAGGAAAGAATGAGAAGCTTTGGAAGATATATGGACAGGGAATATACGCACCTAATGAAAGGGCGATATACCAATTTGAGATAGTAGAAGGATATGAGGGTGAGTTCGTTGCGTTCTCATTAGATTGGGGATATTCACAAGACCCTACCGCGTTAGTAGTGTGTTATAAGAATGGAGGGAACTTATACTTTGAGGAACTGATATACGAAAGAGGTATGGTAATGAACGATATAATAGGGAGATTAAAAGCATTGGGGATTGAGAGAGAGGAGATATGGTGTGATTCGAGTGAACCTCGTTCAATTGAAGAACTCGCAAGAGCTGGATTTAATGCTAAGACGGTAAAGAAAGGACCTGATAGCATTAAGTTCGGTATCTCAGTATTACAAAACTATAAGATACACATCCATAAGAACTCACAAAACCTCATCAATGAGATATACTCTTATCAGTATGCACAGGATAAGTTTGGATATGTAACCGATACACCCGAAGGAGGACTTGACCACGCCCTCGATTGTATGAGATACATTGCGATGATGAAGTTATCACTTAAAACCCAATTAAAAGGAACATATGCAATCACAGTTAGATAGTGAGTTAAAATATACGGATGATGATATACGTCAGTTAAGAGATGCAGTAAATCACCTGTTAGAATTAAATGAGGAACTAAACGCGAAGATGATAGCAATGAATGCGTATGTAAAGAATGGTGATGCAAAGAATAAGGCAGCAGTTACTTACATTAAACAATTAGAATGGGCAATTCAAAATTACACAAAAGGAAACGAATAATATGAAAGAAACATTAGAAATCACCATCCCTACAAGTTGGGGAGATATAACCCTTCGTAAATGGTTAGAGTTACAAACGGATTTAGAATCGTATAAGGATAACGAAGAAGCACAAACTGCATCTCTATTCTGGCATCTATGTGGTATCCCAGCAGATAAGACAAGGTTATTACCAAAGTCATCATACACTCATATCAAAGGGAGATTAGATTCCATACCACAACCTAATACTTTAGAACTACAAAGGTTTGTAAAGATAGATGGGATAGAATATGGATTTGAACCAAACTTAGGAGAGATGAGTTATGGTGCATATGCTGATTTAACTCAGTATGAGAGTGCAGGTATTGATAAGAATTGGGGTAAGATAATGAGTATCCTATACCGACCTGTAACTAAGAAGGTAGGTGATATGTATTCCATTCAAACATATAATGGAGTTGCAGATGATACCATATGGTTAGATGCCACTATGGATATCCATTATGGAGCGATGTTTTTTTTTCTACATACCTCAATGGACTTGTACAAAGATACCCTGAACTCTATGACCAATCGGGAGGAGATTCCTCACAGTATCAGGCGAATTTTGGCAGAAAGTGGAAAGCTTATACTTCAATTTACGAACTCGCAGATGGCGATGTTGAAAAAATAGATAGGATAGTTCAACAACCCTTAGAAAAGTGTTTACTCTTTCTTTCTTATCGTGCAGATAAATCCCTTTTAGAATCCCTTGTACATAAGGAAGCTATGAAAAGGGTGAGTTAATCCCTAACTTTTCGCGTATCCGCCGTTAAATATAATAAAGAAAGTGTATGAAATCAAATTGGAGTAACTCATCAAACGGCCTATTAAGATATTCAGTCAATAGAATGAATAACTCAGGTCTTTATTTTGGCCCTACTCAGGGATTATCATCACCAAAGAACTCACAAAGAGGATGTCTTTGTCCACATAGTGATGAATATCTTAGAGAGTGCTGTGATGGTTCATTACAAGCACAAGGTGTTGGTGTGATACAATCTGCTTTTACCAATACAGGCTCGTTCTCGGACGGATTTGATGATGGATTCAATAATGGTTCACCTCTCTAAATTAAAAGATATAAGCTATGCCATTAAATAAACCAGCACTAAGGGTTCTTAATAATACCAATTTCCCTAATAACAATGCACAATACATTTCTCCTGCACTCCTAAGAGAGTTCAATGATGAAATGATTACCTCAATGGAACTTACTCAGTCAATGAGTGAATATGCTCAATTGAGTGGTGGTAACGCTTTCATCGGTTCACAAAGTATAGATGGGTATGTATCCATAGATAAGACGAAGGCACTGAATACCAATGCGATATATTGGAATAGTAATGTAGTGGGTTATACTAATTTAGAAATAGTTAACACATCAACTAATGGTAATGTAAACATCGGTGCAATAGGAGGAAAGGTTCAAATAGTAAGTTCATCTTTGAATATTACTAACGGAACATTCACTGCATCATTAGAAAATGGTTTTACTTATGTGGGTAATGGTAGTGGTAGAACTCAAGCAGTTTCTACTTCATCATTCGCAAGTAATATCAACACTGGTAGTTTCCTAACAACCTCATCATTTAATGCATATACAAGTAGTAACGATACTAAATGGAATACATTAGGTGGACAGACAGGTTCATTTGTTACTTCAGCGATAACAGCATCCTCCCTAATCACCGCTTCTTTTAGTGGTAATACACTTACCTTCACCAAAGGAGATAGTTCCACATTCGGTGTGGTAATCCCCGACGTGAGTGGTAGTAATATCAACACAGGTAGTTTAATGGTGACAGGTAGTGTGAGTGGAAACATTCTAACATTTACCAAAGGAGATTCATCTCAATTCAGTTTGACAGTAGCAACGGGTAGTGGCGGTGGAGGTTCAACTGATACCGGTTCTCTTTTAGTTACTGCATCATTCAATAATACAACAAGAAATATAACATTTACCAAAGGTGATGCATCTCAATTTAATATAAGTGGATTTGCAACAACTGGAAGTAATAGTGGAAATAATAGATTTATAGGGGAACAACAAATATCAAGTTCGTTAAATGGTTTAACCATGCTAGGATATGGTAATAGATTAAACTTTGGCGATACTTCACAAGCTGATAGAGCATTCTTATTCTTAGCAGAGAGTGATGGAACAAATCAAGGAACTACATTAAATTTTACAGGAGCAAACACAGGTATTTTATTTGGAATAAATGATACGGCAACTCCATCAACGGGGTCTACTCCGGTCTCATTTGAGAATACATCACGTAGTGGTAGTATCCTATTTCTAAATAGTGGTAATACAGGCACGATAAAGTTTGATAATGCTACCGGTAGTATACAATTAAAAGCAGGTAGTTCAATCTCCATCTCAGGTAGTTCAACTACAATACAAGATGTAAACTTTATACCATTCAGTGCTTCATTGAATAGTAGAATACTAGCAGTAACGGGTAGTTCAATCAACACCGGTAGTTTAATGACAACTGGTAGTGTAAGTGGTAATGTTCTAACCTTTACAAAGGGTGATGCATCAACATTTACTTTAACAGTAGCTACGGGTAGTGGTGGTGGAGGAAGCACATTTAGTAACCCATCGGTTGAATCTATATCAGGTAGTTTATTATTAACTGCCAATACATTCACATCAGGTTCGGCTAACTTATTACATTTATCAGCAAGTGCACAAAACCAAGCGAATTTAGTATTCAAAAATAATTCAACTACCGGCGATACAATCATCTCAGGTAGTAATAACATATTTACTAATCCTGCAGCAGTAACAACTGGATATAAAAGATACATAGGTGGTAGTAATAACATTTACTTAAATAATAGTAATGGTATAAACTCACAAATAACGCAATCGGCAACGACGGTTAGTGGTGCTAGACCTACGATGAATAATAATATATTCAACGGAACAGGTAATTTTAGTATTAACCAAGCACCAAATCCTGGAACACATACCTATTCACAAAATATAATTGGTGGAACGGGCACAACAACCATAAATGCATTAGGATTTACAGGCTCGTTAAACCTTCAAAGTAACTTTAATAATAACGGAACGATTACAATCAATGCTGCTTCTGCATCTACTGCTGAAATAGCAAGTGGATTAAGTGGTAGTGGAACAATTACTATGAATAATAATGGTTTATTTGGTGGAACGATAACAAATACCTCACCTCGTATTCTATTAACTAGTAATACACAAACTGTTAGTAGTAACGTAATAGCAGGTACTAGTATTACCATCACTAATATATCCGGTTCTGCAAACGTTAACGCAAGTAATAATATTACAAATGGTGCAATATCATATACCAATGCAAATGCCACAGGTGTTCATACATCTGTCGGTGGAGTAAGTACTTCATATGGTGCATTTACAGTCCTTGCAGTAGGTTCAGCAGTTTCAATTGCTAATGCCCTTTCATTAGGTGGACCAACAATAAATAATACTTCCATTTCAGGTTCGGCTGGTGCTGGTTTAATGAGTGCTAATAGAAATCTATTTCAAGGACAAACACACACTATAAGTGTTACTGGCTCCTTAGGCACAGCCTCAGGTGTTAATTTTAGTGATAATAGTATATTAGGTAGGTCTAATACTATATTCTCAAACGTAACCGGTGCAGGTGGTTATAGAGATTTGAATGGTTGTATAATAGCTGGACAAAATCTAATCGTAACTGCTTCAAACTCCTTTACATTAACAGAAGGTGGTAGTGGCCATTTCGGTAGATACAATGTAAATGATGGTATAAGAAATAAGACAGGTGAAATGGTATTCTCTGTTGGAACAGGTATATCATCTGCTAGAAAGACTGGATTTCTAATAGATTCAGGTTCTAATACATTCGTAGAAGGTTCATTCAATGTAAGTGGTAGTTCAAATTTTAATGGTAATGTAAGTGTAACTGGAAGTTTATTAGTTAATGGAAGTTCAGTATCTATCAATACAGGTAGTTTTGCAACAACCGGAAGTAATTCATTTAATGGTAACCAAACAATAACTGGTAGTGTAAAGATAATTGGTGCTACTACAATATCAGGCAGTCTTACTCAATCAGGTTCAGTAAGTATACAAGGTGAAACTACATTTGTAAATAAAAACGGAACTACTACAAGTGTTATTTTAGGTCAATTCGCAATGAGTGAAATAACCGGCAGTGTTGCAAAAAGTGTTGCTATTGGTCAAGGTGCAATGAGATACGCTAGTGGCTCAGATTTAGATAGTATTGCTATAGGTTTTAATACATTAGCAGTGACAACTGGTGTTAATAACTTTGCATTAGGTGGTCAAGCATTAGCAGAGAATACATCAGGTGGTCAAAATACTGCAATTGGAACAGGTGCATTAAATAAAAATACTACTGGTACAAAAAATACTGGAATTGGTGATGGTGCTGGATTTACTAATATCTCAGGTAGTAATAATACTTACATCGGGCCATCAGCAGGTAATAATCTTTATGGAGATAATAATTTATTATTAGGTGGATATCAAGGTGTAGGAGAAATAGTAAACAATAACATTATCCTTTCAACCGGTGGTGGTAATATCAAAGCACAATATAATGAAACTGCATGGTTGATGAAAGCACCTGTCAACTTTACAACGGGTTCTAACCAACAAGCAGGAACTGCAGTATTAGATGGTGGAAACCCTGGCACAGTGACAGTGAGTAATAGTTTAGTAACTGCAAATTCAATTATTATGTTGACTAAACAAACTCTAACTAACTCACATATGGTTGCAGTTAGTTCAAAAGGAGCAGGAACATTCACTATTACCTCAAACGGAAATGGTGATGCAGACACAGTTGGTTGGTTTATTATCAACAACTCATAAAAATAATTTCAAATTAGGTGGTAAAAAATGGACAAATAAAATTACCGCCGTTAAATATATAAAATAACAAAGATTATGAACGTAAAAACAGTATTAAGCAAAATAGCTAACTTACTTTCAACTGAGGAAGTTCAATTAGCTTACGCAAAGTTAAAAGATGGAACTGTCGTTGAATCTCCTACATTTGATGTGGGTGAAGACTTATTCGTTGTTAGCGAAGATGGAACTAAAACACCAGCA